AATACACCCCGCCCCAATGTCCAAGTCGTAAAAAGAAAAGATAAAAGTCTTCTAGGCCCCCCCAGGGCCCTATTTAATGAATAAGTGAATTTAGTATCCAGTGTTCAGAGCACTGGACATCCCACCATGAAAGGAGGTGATGTGTATGAAAGATATGATGCCGATCAAAGAGCAACGTGCTCTTTGTGTCCGCAAAGTCCAGTTGTGGGCTGAGGAGAACGGTACCTATAGCGCAGAGAATCGTGCTATAACCGCTCGCCTTATGTCTGAACCTCATTGGAAACATCTTGGTGAACGTGAGTTCATCGAGAAAGTTTACCGTGAGTTCGACAACGCGGTACAAGGTTACTAGCATAT